GAAATAACACCTTTATTAGCTGCGGTTGTAACTAGATCTTTATCTAATGAAGTAGTAAGCGATGCTAAATATTCTTGTGATATTCTTAACTCATTAGCTTCAGCTATTGTCATACCACCTTCTTTATTTTTAAAAGATGTAAAAAAATTTATTTTTTCTTCTATTTCAGCAACAGTTTTAGTATTAAGATCTTGAATGATTGGCGCATCAGTAGCCATTTGTTCTAATTTGATTAAAGTTTTTTCGTCTTTGTTTCGTGTAGCGATTTCTACTGCTGCATTAAATTCATCTTCTGTAAACAAAATACCAGCATCTAAATTAGATTTCATTTGAGATACGTTATCTTTGTTTAAATTATTGTTTGTAGATTTCGATGTTTTAAAATGTGTTATTAATTTTTGTACATCAGCAGCATCTAATCTTTTATCTTTTTTTGCTGCGGCAAGAGCTGCGTCTTGTTTTGATATAGGTACATTTTTATAACGAAAGTAAGCTATTTCTTTATTAGTATCTTTAGTTACTTTGTCTAAAGTATTACCAAATATATCTTTTGTTTTTTTATTAGCTAACAAATCAGATAATTCTTTTGAAGCTAAATCACTTTCTAATGCTGTTCCATAAATTATAGATTTTTTTAAAGTTTCTATTTGATCTAATTTATTAGTTCTTAAAGAATTAATCATATTAGTTGTTGATGCTGTTTTAATAGCATTAATATCTTTAAGATTTTGTTTAGTCATAAAGGCTTTAAATTTCTTTTTAGCCATCCCATTTGATAATGTGCCATTGACGTTATCAAATATTTTTTGCCATTCATCGTTATATACTTTACCAGCAGCATCTGGATCATTCATTTGTGAAGCGTTAATTGTAGTTTCAGATAAACCAGTAAAGTTTTCTCCACCATTCATTACTTCTTTAGATTTTTCTAAAATTTCATTATCAGTTTTAATATCTTGGTGGGTTATATAAAGTTCTTCTCCAGCTTTAACCATGCCTTTCCAGGCTTTACCAATAGATTGAACTTCAGACATACTAATTCTATTTGTGTTTGCCACATTAGAACTTTCAGTTGTTGGTGTTAATTGTGATTTGTATAATTTTATTGCCATGGATTAAATGAACCCCGCTGTTTTTAATGATGTTGTTGTTGATAATAAACTTTGACCCGCTGCAAAATATGATGCTTTCTTTGCAACTTTACCTCTAAACCTTTGTAGATCTGCTTCTGCTTGCAACATAATGCCTTCGTTAATTTTTGTGTCTCTAGCGTTTTCTGCATTGAATTGCATAATGTCTCTATCTGTTTCTAATTCTAATGCGTTTGCATAAAGCGCAGTTATTGGAGTACCTTCTAATGCAGCTCCACTTGTTAAATATGAAACTCTTGTTGTGCCTTGTATTTCTTCAACTGTTTTGTCAAATTTTGGAAGATTAAAATCATTATGAACAGACATAATCTGTTTTGCTTCCATGTCTTTAATCTTTTTATTATTTTCTGAAAGTTTTGCATTATATTCTGCTGCTTGTTGTGCTGCTTTACCAGCAAATAAATCTCCAAAAAAACTCATTTTATAATCCTCGCATATCTGTAATAATCTGAACCATCGGGGCCATAACCTTTCATTAAACCTTCTTCTTTTAAACCAAGCCATTTAGCAAAACGAATTGCAATATCGCAATCTGCTTTAACGCTTGTTTGTAATCTTTTAATTAAATTATTTGCAATCATCATGTCAGTTCTTTGCTTCATAACTCTTGCAAATGTTATTGGATAGTTATTTATTTCTTTTGTAGCCAACACCCACCCTTCGGCTACGCCATCCCAGAGTGGAAACACTCCGCCAGCCGCAATGGGTTTATTGTTAACAATACCCGTAAACGACATTCCAATTTCTTTTAAAAAATAACCATATTTTTTATATTCAGGTTTTAATTCTAAAAATTTACTATTTAATGGTTGGCTTAAAATGTAATGTGCGTGTTCGTTTTGAAAAGGAATAATATCAACTTTAGACACTTTCTGTCTCCAATCTTGGATATATTCCTAGGATCGTCATAGGTAATGCTTGTGGTTGTTGAATGTAAACCAACCCTTCTGTGCCGTAACCCGTATCAAACTCAACAGATTTATCTCCCGTAAACAATGGAATAGGCAAGTTCATTGCAGAGCCGCTAGCTCTAAAATCTATTGCAGTTAAATTAGCTGCATTTGGCCCCACGCTAGCTCCAACTGTATTTTGAAATCTAACTGATAAATCATAAATACGAGTTGTTTTAGTTTGCGTAGTTTCTGTGTAACCTTCGTCTAATCTTAATGTTTGTAAATCAGATGTATATAATAAACCAACTTTAGCTTGTTCAGTTGCAGTATCTATTGAAATAGCTCCGCTAGAAACTGTTTTAGAAGTTTGTGTTGATCCTTCGCCAATGATGTCAACTACTTCGCCTTCTAAATGATCTAAACCAGTAAGAGAAGAAGTCTCTCCACCTACATAACTTAATCCACTATCCAGGTAATGAAATGCAGTTAAATCTTCGTTAAAATCAAATGGTGTAAAATATTCTACATAACGTCTTACAGCTCCGTTAATCCATCTTTGTACTATAACCCAAACTTGATCTTCGTCTGTATCGCCATCAATTACCGCAACACTTTCTACTTTAGCATGAGTTAAAATATTATCAGTTTGTTCTGATGTATGAGCTGAAGTTAAACTAACAACAGTTGTTAAAGTTTTATTAGAATAAAGTTTAAATTGGTTGTTATCTATTTTTTCAATATAATATTTTGTATTTTCTGATAATCCACCAATAGCTGTACCCGTATTATCATAATAAAATATATCGCCAGTAGTAAAACCATGAGCTTCTGAATAAATAAAATTAGATGAAATGTTTACACCTTGATAAATATATTGTGTGGTATCTGAACTAGGAGCTGAAGTTAATGAGATAGCAGTTCCCGCAGTTGCGTTAGCTGCTGTGGTTGCTAGTTTAATAGTATTACTATCAGATGCTATTGTGTAATAAAGATTAGAATTATTTAAACCACCAATAAGATTACTAGCTGCATAATAATAAACTGGATCGCCAGTTGATAATCCGTGTGATGTTAAAGTTATAGTGTTGTTAGTTGTACTAACAATTGTTGAATTGGATGTAAAAGAAATTTGTTGTTGAATAATATTTTTAGTTGTATCTGATTTACCTCCGATAACGTGTCTGTGCCAGGCTACGACATTCTCTAATCTGTTATAAGTTAAACCAGATAATACTCCGTCTGTTCTTGCAGCCCAAACAACTGAATACGGCTCTTGTTGGTAATCCATTTGAACCACTCCGCTATCTGTGATATGATCCGCCAAAATTGTTAAGTCTGGAGCAACATAACCATCAGTATCAAAGTTATAAGCAAGTTCTCTAACTTTTCTTTTAGCACGTTGTAAAAATATAGTTGCGTTTCCAATAGATAAAGCATCTACACCAGCAGAACCATAGTTTGATTGTTTTCTAATATTAATATTAGATGGAGTAATTGCGTCTTGCGATGTACCAGATGATACTGCGTATTCGCCACCCGTTGTCATACAAATTAAAGTTCTTGTAGCTTTTAAAGATTTAATTGCATTAACCTGGTTAGATGCAATCGTATAAATCATAGCACTATCTGCATCGGTTCCCGATGTCATGTTTTCGTAGTCTCCAGATTTAGAGAAAAACATAGTTTGGGGTTGATCGCTAGTTGCAGCAAATACTAATCTTTGTTCAAAGAAACTTACGCAAGCTGGATGACCCGTAGTATCTGAAAACGAACCAAGTTGAAAAGAAGCAGTTGCATCGGTGTTAGTAAACGCATCTGTTATGGTGCAGACTACAACTGTTGTATTTGTTCTACCCGTTATCTTTGCTTCGCCACCATTAAATTTTATTATTCTGCCAACGTCTGTTGTTTGAAATCCATTACCACCATTTATTCCAGTAGTTGATGAAGCTGTTATATTTACACCCGTTCCCGTACCAGAAGATGCTGGAGTTAAAGTAGTTGTTGTAGTATTGGCATCCATGTATGGCCCGTTGGTTCCAAAATCTACTTCATCTAAACTCCAAGACGTATGCCCCGTTCTCGAAAGTTTCATAACTTCGTGAGAATTGTGGCATAGGTACATCACGTCTGCCGATTGCGCAAATTTTAAATCAAATAGTTGTGCAGTAGTATATTCAGTTGTTATTTGATAAATTCTATTTGCTACTCCACCAGATGAATAAGCTGTGTAACCAGATGAATTAATATCGTTACCATCAACATCTTGTAATTCAAATGTGTTAGTTGTTTTATCTGCAACTTTAAAAGTTTTATTATTAACTTCTGTCATTCCAACAACGCCAGAAATATTAACAAAATCTCCGTTTGAATAACCATGTGAACTAGAAGTAACAACAGCTGGATTAGCAGCAGTAATAGCACTAATAGTTTTATTACCTTCTGTTATTTGGCCATCGTCTTTAAAAAATCTTATATATTGATTACCAAATTCTAAAACGTAAGTTTGTTCAGTTGAAAATGTAAAAGGAATTAATCTTGTAGAATTAGCAGATGTTTTAACTTCAGACACAAAATAAGTACCTGGCCGTCTAGTTACGGGGCCATGTGGCAATACAACAAAATTTTCAATGTTACTAGCTCCATTAAAATATTTTGCAAAGTCTGTTCTACCCTCCATAGAGGATGAAAGCTCCCCAGCCGTAAAGCTCGGTATGCTTAAAAGTTGTTTAGGCATATTTAGTATCTACTGTTTATGAAATCGTCTGTTATTATTTGATCTGTATTTCCTAGTGTTGGATCTGTGTTATATCCTTCGCTAGCGTCTGTATGTCTTGCTTCTGATAATTTTAAACCATATTTTTCTGTCATAAGTTTTGCAACTTGTAAATTAGAAGTAATTGCATAAGCAATATCTGAAGCTATACCCGCAGATATAGTTTCTCTTAATAAAACATCTAACTCATTGACATCGGTAATTTGTGCTAAATAAAGTAAATAAACTTCGCTTACGTTTATTAATAATTTTCTTCCTTCAATTTTATAATCTGCATCGTAATCTTTAATTTGTAATACACGCAAACAATCTGAAGGTAATGTATATTGATATGAAAAACCCCAGGCTGGAGTATCTGTATCTTGTGCTAATTGAACTCTTTTAATTAAACAATTCCAAGGATGAGATCTATATACAGCGTCTCTAACTGTTTCGTATCTTTCATTGCATAGTCTTGCATTTTTAGAATTTTCTGTAAGAGCTGTAATAGATCCAGCTCCTAATTGATTTAATGCAGAGTTACAAATTTGAATTACTGATGCCATTTATTATGCCTTTGCTGTTTTAGCAGATTTTTTAAAATTTGCTGCTGTTGGTGCGCCTTTACTTCCAGGCTTTCTCATTTTTTCTCCAGAACCCGCTGCTATTCTTTTACGTTTTGCGTGAATGTTTGCGTATAAACCTTTTTTAGCCATATTATTCCTTTGTTATATATTTACGTCTTAACTTTCTTGGTGTAACCAAAGCAAATATTTCAGCTTCAGTTAATTCTTGTTTCGTATCAAAACCATAATGGTTCTTGCTATCATGTTTAAATCGATCAACTAAAACATATCGGTAAATATGATTGCCACTCTTAAAGTGTAATACAAGTTTTGGTTTATCGATTTTTTTTGTCATTGCATCCTAGGCGGGTTCCACTCTCGCTTTCCCCGCCTAAAATTTTTATTGTATTAATTTACAACGTATGAAATGTTCCAAGACATAGTACCAGCAGTACCACCCGCAGCAGCCATAGTAGCCGCTATGTAGTAGTATCCTCCTGGATCAGAGCTGTCTCCAGCTAATTCCCACATCTTTTTACCAGCTGTATCAATATCAGCAGCTTCAAAACGAACATCTGCCATTGCAGCAGCATCAGCTACCGCAGTTGCAAATACATCTTCGTCTTTAACTACTCCAGCTGAAGTGTATATTCCTACATTGAAAGTACACGATCCGCCAAAAGTGTCTGAACCAATAAATAAACTTGGTACAGCAGCATTTGATGGAATAGGTGCTAACATAACAATATCGTCATCATCACTATCGCCAGCAGCTAATTCTACTGTTCCATGAGCTGTTCTTAAAACGCCATGTAATTCAGCAGAGTTGTTAGCAACTGAAGGAGATGCTTCGAAATTTGCTACTAAATCAGTATTTTTAGTTCCCATATTTCTATACTCCTATTATGCTTCATGACAAGGAATTTGCACAACTTTCTTTTCTTCCATTCTTACTGCGCCTAAAGACATACAGTAGTAAACTTGCGTACTGTAAGACTTGTCAGCTCTTTCAGAAATTTTTGCAGAAATATCCTTACCAATACCTAACTTGATGGCATCTTCAGTATATGCAAAAACTAATCTGTCGGAAGTATTAGTTGCATCCTTGTTCAATCTTGTTGACATTATAAAATCAAATCCTAAAAAAGAATTTACAGAACCTTCTGCCAATGCTTTAACTGTCGCAAAGTCAGATGAAGTTACTTGTGTAGTTCCTAATAGATCTGATATTTGTTGTGGCCCACAAACAATGTAACGCTTCAATGAAGGGTCAACATCGTTATTATCTAGGATCTTCTTCGCAGCCAAAAGTTTAGCAATAGTCAAACCATCTGATTGGTCTGAAGTTGCAGTTTTTTGCGTTGAAGGTAGAGCCGTAGAAGAACCACCAGCTACACCAGTTGATGCAGATGCGTTGAATGAAGTTATAATAACATCATCCATTGCTCTATTCATCGCTGCTGCCGCTGCTTTAGCGTAAGAACTTGTAGGATCCACAAGCATTCTAACCTTGTCAACATCGTCAACAAGATCAGCCCACTCGTAATCAGCCAAGCTCAATCTTCTTCTGCTGTGTGGTGTCAAAATGTTCTTTGTAGCTTTTTTAATTACTACTTCTATATATCGCTATATAGATCAGACTATATCATCACTAATCAAAGTGTTGGGTTTTCGTGGGTATATTATTGTTTCCTCAATACCTAGTCGTTGAACCTTCTATATACTTTTTAAGTTATATAGCTTGGCTGCTGATTGTCTCCAAAGAGAGTTCCCAGCAATTTACCCAATTTTAAATCGACACAATTTTTATCGATTTGTGGTGTGTCTCCGTGTCTGCTCGTTCTTAATTGAGCAGCAGTTACACCAACTTGGTCAAAAAAAGCATTTTTGCCATTGATAGTTTCCACATCAACAGAACCTCTTAACTTACTTCCCATTTGTTGAGAAAGCATAGATACGTTAGAACTATACTGTTCAACAAAAGAAGTAGTAATTTGAATACTCATAATCGTATTCTCCTCTTGGTTATGTTTATGTTTAATTTAAACGGCTGATTATCCTTGCGGGTCGAAACCTGGCTTTTACATCTTTTAGATGTTAGTCTTTCCTAAAGTCAACTGGGGTCTTACGATTATCCCAATATTTTCAGCTATACTTGATTTTTTTTTTCTCGTAAAGCTAAAACTTCTGTAACTGCTGCCTGGTGGTTAGGATGTCTTTTATCCCAATACGCTGAACCTGGCATAGTTAATTCTCCAATTTCTTTTTCTATTTGAGCTGGCGTTTGAAAAACTGGCCCAGATGATTGAGTAATTGTATCCTCTCCCATCTTACCCGCTAACTCTGCAAATGCTTTAATCATAACTGGATGATCTCCAAGTTTGGTTCCATCTGCCATGTTTTGATTAAATAATTCAGTTGCGCCAACTGTTTTAGCAAGATTAGCAGCTTGTGATATTTTTTGATCGTATGCTTGACCCCACTCTTTTTTAAGTTCAGTAGAGCTAGCTTCTCTTGCTGCTGTTGCTTTAGTATCTGCTTCTTGCAAAGATGCAGCTGTCATTTCGTTATAAAATTTTACCATACCATTTGCCTGGCCAGGAAGTAATCCTAACTTATGCGCTTGATCTGAAAAACTTTTTAAAGCTGTTTCATCTATTTTTTGATCCTCTGGTAAATCATATTTATAACCATTTGGATCTGCGGGTCTGCCTAATTTTTCGTAAACGGCATTCCAATCATCTTCGGTTGCATATTTGTTTGGAACTGGAATTTTATCAGCTCCTACTAATTTTTGTGCATGAACATAAGATTTTGCTAAACCTTCAACATCTTTAATATTTTCTAAAGATTTATCTGATCTTATTTCTTCAGACAGACTTGCTTTCCAATCTGTACTTACTGTTTCTGGTGTTACTGGTGTTTCCGCAGACAACGTACTATTTTCTTCTGTTGCTACCTGGTTTGTTTCACTACTCATTTTTCCTCCATCGGTTTTTTATTGAGCATATTATTAATAAACAAGATTACAGATCTTGTTCCTTCTAAAAATGCGCTTTCATGGCTATCGCCTTTTATGTGAGACGTAGAATAAAAACTGCATCTTTTTTTTAGATCCTCTAATACTTCTTTACCCGTATCGGAACTAAAAGTTTGTTTGTAAGCAAGTTCTAATTGCTTCAAATCTTTACTATTCATTTGCTACCTTTAAAGCTGGAGCTATCTTACCAGCTGTTTCTGCAACTTGCTGCGCTTGTTGTAATTGCATTTGTTCCATTTCAGCTTGTTGCTTTTGTTGTTGTTTTTGTTGTACTTCTGCTTTTGATCTCATAATTTTAGCTGGTAATCCTAAAACTTCCTGGATGTGATTAACTAAACCATCAATATCTATATAATCAAAAACGGGAGCTATATTTTGCATAGATCCAAATATTTCTATTCCACGCATAACTGATGACAGCTCCTGGCTCTTTTGAGCTTTGGCTAATGGAGATACATATTCTATTTCTACATCTTGATCGCCAAGTTCTTCTGGTATTGGTGGAAGTTTATTATTTTTTAATAATAAATTAAAAGATCTTGTAATTAATGGCTGCAATAATTCAGATTGTAATCTACCTAACACGGGGCCAAGTAATCTCATCTTTTCTTCTGTTCTTTGCATAACCTCTGTTGCTGTCATGTTTTGATTACCCGTAGTCATTAACTGGTCAACAAAAAAGTTTTCTCTAATAGCTTTTCTTCTTTGTTCTTCCATTTGTAAACCTAGTGGATTGTTTGAACCTATATTTAATGGTTCAATTCTTTCTCTAGTTCCAGATCTGTAAAAATTTAATCCACCAGGTACAGTTCTTACTGGTAAAATAAATCCGTCATCAGGAACCATTAAAGGTGGATCAATTTGTTTTTGAGCTGCCTTGATAGTTGTTTTAGACATTGTGTTTAACATCTTGGTATCTGGCAAAGCATTCATTGCTGGAGATCTACCATACACTTCGTTTGATGAAGATTTTAAATAACGTGGTACTACATAAGGAAACTCTTTAAATCCACTTTCTCTTAATAAAGTTCCAGATTTTTCGTGAACATGACAAGAAACAAAATCCATATTTTTATTATTGTCATAACCCATAGGTGTTACACTTGGATAAACTGAATGAATAATAACAGTTTCATCATAAGGAGCTTTTTCAATATCAGCTAAAATAGACTTGTGTAAATCCGCATCTGGATACATTGCTGGTATGTTTTTATTTTTTAAATGAAATCTTCTAGTTAAACTATCAACTAAACCTTTTTCATTTTCAGTAATGTATAGTTCTGAAATATGTAATGTTCTAAATCTTAAATCATCTTGAACATCGTCTGTAATAAACATAGCAGACGTACCAA